CCAATTACACCACAATCCCTTAACTACCCCGCCTAGATTCGAACTAGGAAAAAGAGATCCAAAGTCTCCTGTGATACCGTTTCACCACGGGGTAACATCTCATGCTCGCGCTAGTCTACGCGCTCTACGCTTCTTACTTCCCAACTTGCGTCTACGACTAAATTTTCGATGTGGTGTTTTTCTACTCATATTTAACCTACTGTATTTGACACCAATGTGTACATAGCAATCCCGCTTGCTGTTCCTACATTGAGTGATCTTACTGATCCATACTGTTTAATATACAATATGTCATCACAAATGTCAATGAGTTCCTGGGGAAGTCCAACCTGTTCTTGTCCGAAGACTAGAATATAATGTGTGTTTGAATCCCATAAATAATTATTGATTGGACTTGCCCCAGGAATATTGTCAATACCGATGACTTTTACATCAGTATTGGAATCCCGCAACGCCTTGATCTCATCATCAAGTTCAGATAGGGACTTAGTATGCTTGAAATGCGTGTAATGGTGTGTGCCTACGGTTCCTCGACGGTCGTATTGCTTTGCGCCATACAAGACTACCTTCTTAGCAAGAAACGCATTCGCGTTACGAATGACTGTAGCAATATTAAAGTCATTATATAGATTGCTACAAACAACGGTAAAATTATTCCGTTTTGTATCAAGGTCTGCGATGATCGCTTCATGTTTCCAATAATGGTAGTGGTCAATCACATTTCTTGTTTCCATGCTTGTATTATACCATAAATCTGGTTCAAGTCAAGCTTCTTCGTTTGATTTCTGCGTTAATTGCTTCCAGATCTTTCTTCGCATCAATCATTTTGTTCTTAAACAATTTACGATCTTTATACATGCTTTCCATGAGTTCTGGAAGAAACCCACGAACATCTTTTCTGTAAGTTGTTCCATTAGCAGCGATAGAGAGGTTCTTTTCTTTATACTCTTCTATTGCTTTCATGGATACTAGTCCATTCTTCAGTATGCCATCTGGCGATATTGTTCCACGAATTCCATCCTCTGTAATTGTCTCTGGTGAGATATTATACTGCATGATAAGATGGGGATATAGAGAGTTCAAATCAAAACTCACAACCCAATTATGCATACCAACTAGAGGTTCCTTGACATATGCACCAGCATACTGTGAATCTTTTTTCTCTTTTCGCTTTGGAGGAATCACAATATTTTTCTTGCTGAGTGTATTGTAGATGATGACATCCCACGTTCTAACCTGAGAAAATACATCTTGAAAGTTTACACCAGCAGAATAAGCAAGAGCAATTGCTAGTTCAATCAATCTCAGTTTATCTTCAAGTTTTTGAACAAGATCAACATCTCGAATATTATACAGAACAAACTTAGAAAAATCTTTTCTGTAAAATTCAGTAATATTTTCATATTCGTTATATTGAAGTTTTCTCTCTCCAAGTTCAACATATGAAATATGATTGAGACTATAAGACTCTTGATTTACATATGTAAATGTTTTGTAGATTTCATAGTAATCAAGAATAGAAATTCCAATGATATCATAAGTAACTTCTTCCTTGCCATTTCGTGTTATGAATTTTTCTTTAAGAATTCCCCAAGGCGATAACTTCTTTGCGCTCTTGAATCCAAGAACTGCTTTGATTCTACGAATTAGGTATGGAAAATCAAAGAATCGAATGTTCCATCCAGAGACTGCATCAGGATAATTAACAGAAAAATAATCAAGAAATGCGGTAAGCATTTCCTCTTCGTTGTCATATTCAAAGATATTTTGATCATTTAGATTTGTCTTGCCAAGACAAAATGTTACCTTTCCTGATTTCTTTGAAGAAAGAGTAATGACATTGATTTTTTCTTTTGGATCTTCAATTGAAGGCCAACCATTCTCAGAGGTTGTCTCAATGTCGATGTACATAATATCAATTTGAGAAAAGTCATATGAAATATCAGTACCATACTTTTGATTTATGAATTGATACTCTGTTTGAATATCCCCATGAATCTCAAAGTCTTTGATCTCTGAATATTTTTCTATGAATTCTTTGTAAGATTGATATGAATCAAAGGTCATCTCCGATAGAGATTGACCATGAATCGACAAATGATCACTTTTCTTTTTAGATGGGAGATAAACTTTTGGAGTAAATTTTTCACTTTTGTACTTTGTCTTTCCGTTTTCTTTTTCAGCGTAAAGAATGGAAGTGAAATCATAAAAAACATTAGTATAAAAATTCATTGTTTTGACTTAATGTAAGCAGCAAGAAGAACAGAATAATTTATCAGATCTTCAAGAGTATCGTTAACCGTTTCATCTTCCACAGCAAGAGAACCTTTCTTCGCAAAGGAAGAAAGTCGTGACATCTTATCTGTCATTCGTACTAAAAATGCTTGTTCCGTTGTACAGATACCAAGTGCTTCTGCGCGACGAAAGTTTGCAAAGGGATCAGTCACACCACCCGCATAATCGGCATTCTTTTTCTTCATTAAAGTCAACGCTGATTGACACATCTCTTCGTGAATTTTAAAAAGTTCATCTTTAGTCATTTTACTCTCCGAACAGTCCATCTAGTGTAGCATGTTTAAATGTTAAGTCAAACCCTTTCTTTGAAAAACACCAAATATTTTCAATGAAAGTATTACTTAAATGAGTCTTTAAATTTTGTTGATCTATATTCTTAGGTCTTTGTTTGATTCTCATTCCAATTTGACCATCAAATACACCACCAAGATTCTTGATATAATCAACCATCTGATCGCATGTATTATATCGCTTACCATATACATGTGGATCCATAATGTTAATCATCATTGCTCCATCATCTTTGAGTGATTCGAAACATGCTTTCATAACAGGAGCATAGAATTTGTTCCACCAATTATCATATTGTTGATAACGAAACCACGATTGCTTCCAATCATCTCCACCTTCATCATAAAGTTCTGTTGCGAAATAAGGAGGTGATGTAAAAATACAATCATACTTATTTGCTTTGATTACATCTAGTATATCTTCCGCTGGAGCATTATATACAATGACTTCCTTACCAGAATATCCAATACAACGAAACGCATCATATACATGACCATTGTATTCTTTTTGAAAGTCAACAATTGTTGGTTCATGACCACTGATCATTTTTTCATAAGCAATACATTGTTCTTTGTATATTCTGAATACTTGGGGATTTGGATCAGTGCCAAGATAATGAGTGGCGCGTGATGTGTAGAAACCAGCAAGGCGATCTCCCCATCCCATGCTTATATCAAGAATAGATATGATTCTTCTTTGTACTTTTGATTGTACAAAATCAAATATTGTTTTTGCAACTTGTGGTTTAAACTGTGTTGCTACATATGCTCCAAGACGAAACGATCCACGAATTTTATCATGATTGATTCCTCGGTCATCCAATCTCCAGAATGTCCAATTCATCTTCTTTAAAAGATCAGGAGAATACCAATATTCATTTGGCGAAACAAATCCATGAGATCCACAATCATAACGATTTCTTTGTTGAAAATAATTGCTTATATCGTTAAAATAATGACCAAATGAAATTACAAACTTTCCATACTTAGAATATGGATATTTGTAATCGTCATATTTTTCAACAACATTTCCTGGATTTGACATTATAAATTCCGTAAAGGGTGCTGCCTTGAGTTCACGAAATTTCTTTTCTACCTGATCGAATTCAATGTTACGAAATGGGAACATAACAGAATATTGCGAGATATATTCTGCGAGTCCTTGTTTAACTTCTGCCTTTGAATATAATTTATTTAATTCATCCCAATCTTTATCTACAATAATTGGAATGCCGTCATCACCAGCAAACTTTTTTATAAAGTTTACTACATTTTGAATATTAGTTGTTGTGTTCATTATGTGCCCGTAGATCCAAAACCACCATTGCGATCACTTTTACGATTTGGTCTTTCATTTATGTATGTTATAGATGCTTGTGGTTGATAAACAAGTTCACCCTGTGCAATACGATCACCAGAATAAATTCTTAATCTTTCTTGTGAATTATTGTAGACAGGTATGAACAGTTGCTCAACATAATCAGCATCAATTATACCAACACAATTTATCAAATTCAACCCCTTTTTTGTGGAAAGTCCAGAACGAGGATAAATCTTCACACAGTGTTGTTCTGGTATGTCTAGAATAAGACCTGTTGGAACCAGCATCCTCCATTCAGAGGGAAGATCGACATATGCTTTTCCGTTCTCGTTTTGTATACCAAGAACTGTTATTTCTTTATTGTCTTTAGAGTAAACCTTAAAAGAATTTTGATAATAAAAGTGTGCTGCGATATCAAAGCACGCTGAGTTGGTTGTCGCATAATTGATGTCTGGGACATCTGAGTACATTTTGTAAATTTTTAAATTCATTTTCATCATTATATCATTTCTATTTTAAAGCATCAAGTGTTTTCGGATATAAAGGAATCAATTTCTTCATGAGTTGTACAATCAAGTAATTGATTTCTTTTTGCTCTATAAGAAGATATTGCATTTTGTACAAGTGTAAAATCTGATGTTTCACCTTCAAATTCCTTCAGCAATTCATCTTTAACTAATTTGTGTGATTTTTGGTTAAGATTACTCAACACCCCAGATTTTCTTTGTTCTACCGTTAAATCAATTACTTCCCAAATTATTTCCACAGGAGTCTTTGACAGATCAAATGTATGAACTCCTTTTATTTGTCTGGACGGTATAAGTGTTGGTTGAATTTCAATAGCGTCTCTCCAATCACCAACGGCATTTTCTGGAAGATACTCCATACATTCAACCACTTGATCATTTTCAACCCTGATATATTTTGCCATATTTTTCTCCAATTGTTTTTATATGCTATTTTTTGTATTTTTTGCTCAATTTGTTTTAATACAAGTTCAAGATCATTCATACTGTTTTGCTTGAATATCATCACAGAATTATAATAAGGACTTTTATTATTTGGTGATAACCAAATGTAATTGCAAAGAAGTGGAGTTATTGCCCATGTTGTTATTCCCATTGCACCAGATAAATGTGTTACAACTGGATTAGTGGATATAACAATATCGCATGATCCCAAGGTGTTTTTAAGTTCTGCCAAATTATTTATTGTTAAAATTTTAATAAAATCTGGATAACTTAATTTGTTATTTTGCAAAGAGATAAAATCACAGTCTATATTTTTAAAATTTTCTAAAAATAAATTAAATGATACATTATTCTCTTCTCTATTTCCATAATAATTATCATCTAAACATAATCCAATTTTTATTTTTTTATTTTGTTTTGTTTTATTATAGATGTATTTTGTTTTTTTTATATCTTTAAAATTATATCCAAGCGGTATCAATACTGACATCGAAGGAATCCAAAAATCATGATAAATTCCATTTGCTGCAGAATGATTCACAATCATTCTGACTCCAGAACAAGATTTTGCTATAGGAAATAATTCTGGAGAACAAGCAATAATTACATCACATCCTCTTTTTTTAATATCCATTACATACTTCAATGCATGAATCTGATCTCCAATATCTCCCTCCAAATAATAAAGAATTTTTCCTTTTGTTTTTCCATCCCATATCTCAGTAGGAATAAATGGTTTCGGATTACCAAAACAATTTTCATGTCTTCCCGCCGTAAGACATCGAATGCCTTCTTGTAATTTATTTTGTCTAATTAAGTGCCATCCCATATTAAATGTAATTTTATTACATTCTGGATTTTCGCTCTTTGCTTCATTTAAAATTTTAAAACTATCTTCTATTTTTCCTTCATTCAACAACTCTATGGATAAATTTAATTTTTTCTTTTTTGTGCTTGCTTGGGAACTTATCCAAAATTTAGGTTGGTCAAAAGAATCAAAATAATGACCTAAGACATCTTTGCTATTTTGATTATTTTGATATTCTAGTTTAGATGATATCTTATGAAGATTTGGAATACCCCAAGCCTTTTCATCATTTTCTGCTACGACATTTGTATCAATTTCTTGAAAATTATATTCATAAGCATCTAATTCAAGAAACTCATGAATTCTATTCATTTCTTTTTGTGGATCTACAACCAAATCATCATAATCTACAAATAGTATATTTTTTGGAAATTGTTCATATCCAGCATATAGTGTAGTATAGGATGATTTCAAGTGCTTTATTAAAGACGAATTTATTAAAAAATCATTTAAATCTTTAGGATTTGCAACCCGAACAAAAGATGCTGCACAATCTGCGGTTGATCTGACCGTTGCTATAATTTTAGGTGGTCTTCCTAAAATTTCAGTCATGGTTTTCATAATTAATGGATTAACCCAAATTCTATTTTTATCAATTATAACAGGTTTAGAAATATTTTCATATTTGCTTTTCATTACCGATTTCAACATTCGATATGCTTCAGATTTATCTGAACCCTGAGCAATAGTTGTAGGTGAAGATTCCCATGTATTGCAAATAGCACCCATTATTTCTACCAATCCACTCGTACTTGACGAATAAACTTGAGGGTGTTGATTTAATAATGAAGAAAGAACTGTGGAGCCACTTCGCGGCAAACCACTCAAAAAATGCATATTCATAATAAATTATCCAGTTATTCCTGCAAGTGTATGTTCTGCTCCAGCAGCAATAGTTCTCCAATTGTAACTGGATCCTATTTGAGTTGGATTTGCTATATAAGATGAAGTAGTTCCATTTCCTATTTGACCATTAACATTTTTTCCCCACGCCCACAAAGTATTATTGCTTTTTAATCCAATACTGTGGTAGTATCCAGCAAATATATCTGTCCAAGTTGTATCAGATCCTATTTGGACAGGAGAAAGTCTTTGTGTACCTGTACCATCACCAATTTGACAAAATTGATTGTATCCCC